GTTTGGATTGCGCCAACAGCTTGACCTGTGCAGCGCTCCACAATTCTTCCGATACGATGCCCTCGTGCAGGCCGTCCACCAGCAAATAATTCTCCTGTGGAACCTGATGATATTCGTTCCGGGTGCCGTGGATCTTTTCGAGTTTGCGGCGACCAAAGGCGATTTTCCCGCAGTAGACGGGGTTCTTCAGGATGGCACGAATCAATGTTGCGCTGAAAAGGGGAGAGGTGCCATTTTGACGAGCAAGTTTCTGAAAGCCGTGGGTCTCCAGATATTTGGAAAGACCATTTGCACCTGTGTCGGTGTTTACATATTGCTCAAAAATCGTGCGAATGGCAGGGGCTTCATCCTCATTGATTTGCAGCACACCGTCAACCAAACGATAGCCATAAGGCGCAAAACCGCCGTTCCAGCGACCTTCCCGTGCCTTCTGAATGCGGCCTTCCATGGTTTGGACACGGATGTTCTCACGTTCGATTTCAGCGACAGCGGACAGAATGGAGATCATCAGTTTGCCAGCGTCTTTAGAAGAATCAATGCCGTCCTCCACGCAAATCAGGTTCACACCAAAATCCTGCATTACCTGCAAGGTAGACAGTACATCGGCAGCATTGCGGCCAAACCGGGAGAGCTTGAACACCAGCACATAGGCAACACCATCCTTGCCGGATTTGATGTCCTCCATCATCCGGCAGAAAGAAGCACGGCCTTCAATAGATTTTCCCGATTTGCCGGCATCCTCATATTCGCCGACGATCTGGTAGTCATTGAAGTCTGCATAGGCTTTCATGCGAGCTTTCTGTGCATCCAGCGAATAGCCATCGATCTGCATGGCCGTGGAAACACGGGTGTAAGTGTAAACCTTTGTCTTTTCCTGTGACATAAGAAAACCTCACAAAACGGTTATTTCTTGTCTGCTTTCTGCTCCAGAAACTTAATGGAATCCAGATAATCCTGCTCCACATCGCTGAGGGTTTTAGCCTTATATTTCCGATATTCGGTAGTAGCCTTGTCCGCTGCCTGCTTGTGGGTCACACTGCCATTGCCAACAAGAAGCTGCTCACCGCTCATGGTTAAAATGCGGTCAAGGTGGTTTGCCCAATCCTGCATGGTCATGGGCTGTTCACGTTCTGCCTGACGTTCTGCGAAATCCAGATAACCGGAAACCAACTGCCCCATAGCACGAAGCTCTTTCTCGTTCAGATAGTTTTTGGCAATAGTAGCTTCTCGTAAGGTGGGCTGGTTTCCTGCAAAAGTGGTCAGACCCATAAATTCCTTTTCGGCATCTGCACGGTTGTAAATGACCTCGGCGGCAGTCTGACCGTGGATGGCATAATGAATTTTATTCTGGACTTTTTTGAAGAACTGGACGGAGATTTCTGCTTTTGGGTCGTAGTCAATGCTGGTTGCATAGATTTCCAGAACCTGACGATAAAACACTTTTTCGGAAGCGCGGATGTCCCGGATGCGCTCCAACAGCTCTTTGAAATATCCACCGCCGCCCAGATTTTTCAGGCGTTCGTCATCCAGCGCAAATCCCTTACGCATATATTCCTTCAGGATGCCAGTTGCCCAGATACGGAACTGTGTGCCACGTTTGGATTTGACCCGGTAGCCGACAGAGATAATCACATCAAGGTTGTAATAATCCACATCGTAGACCTTTCCATCTGCGGCAGTGTAGGCAAATTTTGCCCACACTAATTCCTTTTGAAGCTCACCTTCCTTGAAGATGTTCCGGACGTGTTTTCCAATGACACTCCGATCACGCTGGAACAGCTCGGCCATCTGGTCGATGGACAACCAGACGGTATCGCCATCAAACGTGGCATCAATTTTGGTCAGACCGTCTTCCGTGGTATAAATGATGATGGAATTTTTGGGGCTTTCATCAGGGCGATTCATTTTCGTACCTCGTTCAAAATATGGAACATGGTGAGAAACTCTCACCATGTGTTTGGACAGCGATTACAAGAACATTATATCATGCTGCAATGAGCTCATCAACAGTGATTTGCACGGCTTCGATTTCTGAGATTAAAATTTCTGCATATTTTTCGATCATATCGGCCAGAAAGCTCGCCAAGGCACTCCATTCATCAAAGTTGGACGTGCAGGCGGAAACGGGAAAGAGGTCTTTTTCGCTAGCGGGATATTTTTTCAATAGGCAGCTCCATTTCCTTGTAGCTGGATGGCGTGTACCAGCGATTTTATCAAACTTCCCTTCAAACTTAATTGTTCAGACGATCTTTTACCATCTGAAGATACCGGCTGGCGCGGTCGATAAAAACCAGCAGTTTCTCATTGTTCTTTGGTTCGGTAAGAATATCGGGGTATTCACGAAAACACATTTCCCACCGCCGGACAAAATCCTCCTGCGCTCCCTGAATCTCGCACATCATGGCTTCGCCATCTGCCAAACGGCGAGGTGAATAGATGCTCTTGACGGCATCCTTGAGATTCTGTTTTTCTTCCTTGTTGAGTCCTTTCTTATGCCCCTGAATGTCTTGCTTGAAGGTCGTTATAAACGCATTGTCCTTTGAAGGCGAACCATAAGGATTCGTGACACAGGTGTTCCGTTCGGCTTTAGGCTTACGCAGCTCTGCCACAACTTCGGGACGCTTTTCCTTTGGAACCTTTGCAATCGAGGAAATTTCACGGTCGGTTGCCCGGAGCTTTCCACTCAGGATTTCTTCCTGCGCTCCTGGTACTGCTTCCACACCTTTTACAAATTGCTCTGCACGGTAAACATAACTTTCGGATGTTCCATGTTCCGCAGCGACCTTCGACCGTGAACCGTGCTTTGTGCGGTCTGGTTCATTTTGAACCAGACCACTTTCAGATGCCAAAGTATACTGATTGCCGTGAAACGATTTGATTTGCTTTTCCGCTTCTGCCTGCTTTCCGATCAGGAACTTTTTCTGTTCTGGGGTCAGGTTTCGCCGCCCGAGCTGATTTTTACAGATCCATACGAGTGCTTCATAGCGGTTAGCAAATTCTTTTTCGATGACTTCAAATGGAATGAACGGATATCTCCGAAGGACTTGATATCGTGTATGTCCATCCACAATATAGCCGTTCCACGTGATGATCGGATTCAGTACACGTTCCTCCTTGAGGATGTTCATTTCCAGTTGGTGGGTTTCCTCAAACGACGGAGGGTTGATTTGTTTCTGGAACTCCGGGTCAATTTTAAGTTGGCTCAGTTTTGTCATAGGCAAATCATCCTTTCTGAAATGAAATAGAATATCATTATTCTTACGCCGTTCTCTCTGCATGGATTTCCTGCCCCCTTCCGGCGGCGTTTTCCGGCTCTCACACTTGGGGGTCATGGCCAGGTATCCCATGCAGACGGTCATTCAGTTTTCAAGGTTCGATGAAGGCTCTGAAATTAGACTAACACATTCATAGAATATTTTTTAGGAGGTCGTACCTCCGGTTTTTGGTTATAAAAAAGCGGAAGTAGTGCTTCCGGTTTTCTGCTGCAAACCATTGAAAAAATTGTATCACATCGTAAATTTTATTTTTAGGAACTGGTAGTTCCGGTTTTGCGTATCATCGTAATTTCAAATATTGGGTGCCGTTCTCTCTGCATGGTGTTCCTGCCCCTTTCCAGCGGCGTTTTCTGGCTCTCCCTTGCGGGTCTTCGCCGGGTATCCCATGCAGACGGTCATTCGGTTTTCAAGGTTCAATTGGTGTCTTGCTGGTAACTTATCACACTTTCAAAAGTTTTTTTAGGACCTATTAGTTCCGCTTTTTACATTCAAAACCGGAAGTAACAGGTCCGGTTTGATACGATATTAAATGAATCAACGCAGTTTTTCCTAAAACAAATTTTCCCCAAGAAAATTTGCTCATTCAGCGTCAGCGAGGAAGCACAGTCAGCGCCGTTCTTGTGCAGAAAAATAACCGTCCGCTTCAAGTTAAACTTGAAAACGGACGGTCTGGCTTGCAAAATAATCTTCAAAACTGGAGGGCAGGTTGAGAGGCTTCATAGTACCAGCAAGCAGTGTCTTCGTATATACAAAGACCATTTTTGCTCTGCAAAATACTTGTTGGGAACACCCAAACCCTTGAACTGCATTCGATGGATGTAGACTTAGCGTCTCCAAATGAGAAAGTATATGGTTCTAACACATTGTCAGCCATTGGTAAACAACTTTTTCCAGTCAAAAAAGAAAATAGCAATGATTAAAGATGAACATTGCAGAACAATGTGATACAATAGAAAATGAAAATCCAAACAACAGGAGGAACCCCCTCGTGGCAAATAATGTGAACGTCAAAAAACTGGAAGCTGACCTGTGGGAGTCAGCAGATCTGCTGCGTGCAGGCTCTAAACTCACCTCGAACCAATACTGTATGCCGGTGCTGGGACTGATTTTTCTGCGGTATGCGTACAGCCGCTTTAAACTGGTGGAGCAGGAGATTCTGAAAGACCGCCCCATGCGCGGTGGCCGGGTGCTGCCGGTGGAACAGAGCGACTTTGCCGAGAAGAGTGCACTGTTTCTGCCCAAGGAGGCGCAGTACAATTACTTAGTCAATTTGCCCGCCAACATCCCGGAGCAGGGGCTGACCGGCATCGAGGGCAATCCGCTGAACAGTCTGGGCGAAGTGGTGAACAACGCCATGGAACTGGTGGAGCAGCAGAGCGAGCAGCTGCAGGGCGTTCTGCCGAAGGACTACACCATCTTCTCGGATGAACTACTGGGGGAACTGCTGCGCATCTTCAACAATGATGCGTTGGACGATGTGGGCGGCGATGTGATCGGCCGTATCTACGAGTACTTTTTGAATAAGTTTGCCAAAAATGTGGCACAGGATGACGGCGTGTTCTTTACGCCGAAATCGCTGGTGAAAATGATCGTCAATGTGCTGGAGCCTGCCCACGGCGTTCTGTT